AATGAGTAAACGTGACAAGATCAGAGCACAAATGAAATCTAGATTTTATTATTGGTTCTGGGGTGCAACAGCTGTTGCTGTTGTAGGTGGACAACTATATGTTGGTTCATCATATCGTGCTATGGCAAAATCCATGAATAGATGGTTTGATACAGCAGTAGAAGCATTGATTGATCAGTACCCAAGACCAAGAGGTACATATGAACCTTTAGTTCCTCCACCAACAGGTGATTTTCGTCGTGATCAAATAGATCTTACTGGGTTAGATCCTGATGACTATATTATTTGGTTAGAGGTAGATGAAGAAGTCTGAACTAATACATTGGAGATTACAGGCAATGCTAAGAGAGCATACCTTTAGTGATCTCGCATACTTAGGTGTAAGAAAAGATAGTATCGGTATGCCACAGCACTGGTATAGTATAGATGGTAATGAAGTGCCAGTAGATGCAATAGAAGAATTAGAATCAGTAGAAGAATGAACCTTAAAACACCACTAAGATATCCTGGCGGTAAGTCAAGAGCAGTTCCTAAGTTATGTCAGTGGTTACCTGCTGAAATCACGGAGTATCGTGAACCATTTTTAGGTGGTGGTAGTATGGCAATCGAGATGACAAAACGTTATCCTGATCTGTCTATTTGGGTTAATGATTGCTATGAACCATTATTTAATTTCTGGGTACAACTCAGAGATAATGGAGAGTATCTTCATAATCAACTACAACAATTAAAATCTAGATTTCCTGATCAAGGTTCTGCCAAGGGATTATTTCTAGATGGAAAAGATAAAGTTAATGATCTGTCACTAGATAAAAAAGATAGAGCAGTTGCATTTTATGTTGTGAACAAATGTAGTTTCAGTGGTCTTACTGAATCAAGTGCGTTCTCAGCACAGGCAAGTGATTCTAATTTCTCTATGCGTGGCATTAACAACCTACCATCCTATTCAACACTAATTAAAAACTGGAAGATCACATGCTTAGACTATGCTGATCTTGTAGATGATTGTCTAGGACGTAATCAAGTTATATCTTGTGATGATAATACATTCATCTATGTTGATCCTCCATATAATATTAAAGATAATCTATATGGTCATAAGGGTAAACTACATAAAGGTTTCGATCATACAAGATTTGCTGATGTCATGGATGACACAATGGGTAATGTCATGATATCATATAATAACCACCCAGAAATTGTACAAAGATTTTTGGAGTGGAGACAGTATGACTTTGCTCATACTTATACAATGCGATCTACAGGTACATACATGATAGATCAAACAAAACGTCGTGAATTAATTTGTCTTAATTATGGGAAGTTTAGGAGTGAGAGTATTACCTAGTGGGTATGCTCAGTTATACCACACACGTAAAGGTGGACTATCTACCTTTGGTGGTAATATAACACAAGCCATTATTAATGGTGGGGAAATCCATTGCCAAACTAAAAATGGAAGAACACAAATCTATAGAATCAACAACAGTGAGACTGGTGTTGTAGGACCTATCAGGACATTCTAATGGGATATGAACTTAAAGACTGGCTTAACTCTATCAACTTCACTAAAGAAAATCTCATTGCTGATGACCCTTCAGCGATATCTTCTTATCCTCCTTACATCGTTAATAGATGTTTGTCTGGTGCTGTTGATAGTGTCTTATTTGCGAACGAGATAAACATGAATGCTCATGCTGATAAGGACATGCAGTACTCTTTCTTACTATATACTTTACGGAAACGAAAACGTTTCTCTCCTTGGTTAAAGAAAGAACAAGTCGCTGACTTGGATCTGGTCAAAAAGCACTATGGATATAGTAATGAGAAAGCGAAGGTCGCATTAAATCTTCTAACCAAAACCCAACTTGAATATATTCGTAACAAACATGACATGGGAGGAAAAAGATGACTGCGATCACAGATGAGGTTAAGTGGACTGTTGAAAGCATGGTGGAAGTTGTGCTTAAAGAACCAGATGACTTCCTAAAGGTTAGAGAAACTCTTACGAGAATTGGTGTAGCTTCACGTAAGGAAAAGAAATTATATCAATCTTGCCATATTTTACATAAGCAAGGTAGATACTACATAGTACATTTTAAAGAACTGTTTGCTCTTGATGGAAAGAAAGCAAATCTAAGTACTAATGATGTGCAAAGAAGAAATCGTATCGTACAATTACTAAGTGATTGGGGTTTGATATCTATCTCTGCTAAAGAAACTATTGCAGATGTAGCACCTCTGAGTCAAATAAAAGTTCTCGCTTATAAAGAGAAGGGAGACTGGACACTAGAGAGTAAATATAACATCGGTAAGAAAAAAGAGGATTAACCGTACTTATAGTTACGGTATATACCATAACATATTTTTATAGTTCGTGCTTAAATAAGTATGTACGCTTCGGGTACACAAATTAAACACTCGCTTATTAAAGGAGAACTATTATGAACAATTTAGCAAGATACCATGCTGCAAATCTTCCAGATCTAATGGAGAAGATTTCAAGAAATAGCATAGGCATGGACGAATACCTCAATCGATTCTGGGATGGAGTAGATACGACTTCCAATTACCCACCCTATAATATAATCGAAATCAACAATGTGGAATCGAGGTTGGAAGTTGCCTTGGCGGGCTTCAAAAAAGATGAGCTCAAAGTCTTTACGGAGTTTGGAAAATTACATGTCGAAGGCAGCAAAGAAAAACAGGAGGATGATAGAACATTTAGACATAGAGGAGTGGCCGCAAGATCCTTCTCTAGGGTCTGGACACTCTCAGATGATACCGAAATACGAGGAGTCGAATTCACCGACGGATTGCTCGTGGTTAAACTGGGAAAAATAGTTCCTGATCATCACGCTAGAAAGGATTTTATCTAGTGCTACATAGGGGGGATTGACAAATGTTGATCTCTCCTTTATAATGTTTATATTACAGCTATAGCTATGGCAAAAAAGAAACAACCAATAGACGTAACTCCTAAAGCACAAGAAAGCTTAGTTAATTCAGAAAGAATTAAAATTATAGTACTCTTCAATGGTGATAATGTTATTGCTGATCTACAAGAAGCAGTTGATAAAGAAACTGGTGCTAGACAGGCATACATTATGAACTTCCCTTATAAGGTAGAGTATTCACAACCTAAAGTTGATGGAACAGGTATAGTAGAAGACCCAGAAGTGAGAGTTAATTATTCTCCATGGTGTCCTCTAACACCAGAAACTAAGATTCCAGTCAATCATAATATGGTTGTCACTATATTAGAACCAGTACCTAGTCTTCGAGATACATACATTACTAATGTACAGAAGTTAGGTGGTACTGTAAAATGAGTGTAAAACTTTTATTATTAAAATCTGGTGAAGAAGTAATTACAGAGGTAAAAGAAATCTTAGATCCTGATAGTAAGGATCCAATAGGTTTTCATATGCACAAACCATTTAGATTAGATATCGTATCTAATGATGAAGAAGGTATTGTAATTAATCAAACAAAAGGTTACCAAGTATCTTGGTTTCCATGGGCACCTCTAAGTAAAGAGAGAGATTTCTTTTTACCAGGTCATCATGTACTAACTGCATATGATCCTTTAGATTCTATTGTTGAACAGTATCTACTTGCAATCAAAGAAGAAACGTACGAAGAAAACTTCAAACGACATGAAGATATGGTATCTGGTGTAGATGGTGATGAACTAGATATGGAACAACTCTTCGCTGACGCAGAAAAATTATTGGAGGAGGATAATGCAGACAGCACTGATAATTCTTAAAAGTGGTACACATATAGTTACCAAGGCAGAACAACTAGAAGAAGAACCTAGTTGTCATATGCAAGATCCATACATGATTAACGATGATGGAACGTTGGAACCGTGGCCACGTTACACAAATGATACGGACATCTTGCTTTATTCAGAGACTATTGCTACAATAGTTGAACCTGATGATTCAATCAGGAAAAAGTATGAGACAGTGACTAAATGAGTTTTTACACCAACGTTCAATTAGTTGGGGATAACTTACTTTACCTTGGATACGAGAATGGACAACGTATTCAACGTAAGTTTAAGTTTTCTCCAACTCTTTTTGTCGTTACTGATAGGAAAACTAAACACAAAACTCTTGATGGCAGGTATGCAAAACCTGTCAAGTTTGATTCTGTCAGAGAAGCAAGAGCTTTTGCTGAAAAGTATAAACATATAGAAAATTTTGAGGTTCATGGTTATGACAGGTATCTCTATCAATTCATATCGAAAGAGTTTCCGAAAGAGATTGATTACGAAATTAAAAGTCTTAAAATTACATCTCTTGATATTGAAGTGGCATG